AGCCGCCAGTGAATGTTGGTGATTAGCCCAGAGGAGACTTGCCTGTCCACCTGCGGGATGTCCCATGTGAATGTCGCAGCCATTAGCTACCTCCTTTCAGTTTTGCCAGTTCTGTTTCTAGTGTTTCAATTCGAGCCATAGCCTCTTGTAAAGCCTTAGTCAGTATCGGGGTCATTTTACCGTAATTCACAGACCAAGGATTTTGTTTTACATCATCACCACCGACGCTGACGGGATTTGACCAAACTTCATTTAATTCCTGCGCGATGTAGCCTGTATCAGGGTTGCCGCTTGACTTCCATTCGTAGTCTTTGACCTTTATCTGTTTGACAACATCCCACTTGTCACCAGTGTCTCGGATATTTTCTTTTAACCTTTCATCGGAGGAGGTGTTGTAATCGACGCTACCCCCACCTGTTCCTGAGATGGTTCCTTGTTCTCCTCCAAGGTCTCTGAAACTGATGTACTTAGACTCTGAAAAAGTGTTGTCATTAGAAAACATGACAGCCATACAAATAGAAGCAGATTCAACACTTGTATCGGAGTCATCAACAATAAGCGTGGGGCTAGTGGTTGTTGCATTTGAGGCTATGTGACATGCTCCAGCAGTCATGTCATCGGCGACTGTAGTGGAAGTATTTACAAGCAGAATCCCACCGCTAGAAATACGCATCGCTTCGTTGCCATTGACAGTAAACTCCATATGATCTGTGTCATGGTGGTATTGAATCATCGCTACGTTGTTATCGTCGGGATCACCAAAATGGATAGAAGCGGCAGCGTTATTAGGGCAAAGAAAAGCCATACCGACATCAGTGCTGTTTTCTAAAACAAGCTCATCAGCAACAGCACCAGCGGAAACCGTACCTGCGCTTGCGGTATGAATGTGTAACAGACCATCTGGTGAGGAGGTCTTAATTCCAACCTTGTCCGTTCCTGCATTTACAAACAATGTGTGTGTGTTAGCGTTTGACTCAACGCGGAAGTTAAGGTCAGCACTTTCCTCGTTGATTACCAACTCTGTGGAATTCATCGTAATGCGCTCTTTAAGTGAGCTATTTACTCTGGTTTCTAGTTTAAGAATTCCGTCTTCTGCCCCATCCGTAGGATCACCAATAATAGCTTGAATATTGACGTAACTTACTTCATTGCCAGCTGAGTCATCGCCCAAAAACCGAAGCGCGCCAATAGCGTCGTTGGCGGCGGGGCTTGAAGAATCCCTAATCATATCTAAACGTGGGCCAACACTTGCATCTGCGTCGGTAGATACTAGAGCCAACTGCGTACTGTTGTCAGCCCTAGCGATGTTTACTTTGCCGCCGTAATCAGTGGTGGTATTAATTAAAATATCACCCGAGTCGGTGATTCGCATGGCCTCGGTCACCGACGTAGAGCCATCGGGGGTTGTATGAAAAACCAGTCTTCCGGGCATGTCGTTAGACCCCGGTGTCCCGTCCACCTCACCTAAGATTCTTGCGGCGCTAGTAGCGCCATCAACGCCATCGTTTCCGCTGAACAATATCGAACCAAGGTTGTCTCCACTAGCAACAATCGTGTTACCACCAATGCTGGCATCTCTAGATTTGATAAAATTCAAAACTGGAGCATTAGCATTATTACTAAACCTCCCTATTGAAATCGTTGATGGGGCGTTAGTTGTTCCACTTACTTGGAACGCAGCGGTTGCATACGCTGTTACAGGGGTATTAGTGCCGATAAGAACTTTATCGTTGCCGCCATCAACAAACAGCATGTTAGCGTTGCCGTTAGACTCAACACGGAAGTCGAGGTCTTGGCTTCCTTCGTTAATGACTATTTCAGTAGAATTAGAAAAGAACCTTGATCTGCTAGTGCCAGCAAGTATTGCAGTTAAATTTATTGAGCCATCTTCTGTGCCATCACTAGCATCAAGGATCGTAGAAGTTATTCGGGCATACCGAACCGCCTGAGAAGCATCGTTCCTACCATTAAATTCAATTTCACCTATAGCATCATCATCAGCAGGGCTGGCAGAACTTCTATCTAGCTTCAACGATGGGCCAGCAGAAGCACCGCCGTTGGTGCATTCTATGGTAATCCCATCATCTTGGTCTGAAGTGGTCACATGCAGCTTTGTTGAAGGCGCTGAGTCTCCGATTCCGATGTCACCTGCGTTTGTAATTCGTAGTGCCTCAGCTATTGAGGCAGAACCATCAGGAACAGTAGAAATAACCAACCTTCCCGGCACATCGTCTGATCCGGGGGTGCCATCTATCGACGCTGCTATTTGTACGGGTCGAGTAGCAACGTCGCCGCCATCATCAGCAGCAAACTGTATCAATCCCACGGTGTCGCCAGACTGAACGATTGTGCCCCCGGCTGTTGCGATTGAACCGTTTCGGCTTTTGCCTAATACAAGTCTAGGGCCACCCGTATCAGCAGAGTATCGAACAACACCAAGAGCGGTGCTTCCATTATCGGTTCCAACAACCCCTAGATGAGGATTGATCGCTGCCACCGCTACTTGCGCGTTGAAACCAAGCATAACTCGGTTGCTGCTTCCTTGCACAAACAAAGCATTCGCATCGCTATCCGTTTCGACTCGGAAGTCGAGGTCTACACTAGCTTCATTAAATACAGTTTCTGTAGCACCGAATTTTGCTCGACTCCTATTTGAGCCAGCTACTATCGTAGAAAGGGTAAGTTCTCCGTCTTCTGTGCCGTCACTTGCATCTCTGATCGTGGTTTGAATGCGACCATAAGTGACACCCTCAGAAGCATCATTGAATCCGTTGAAATTCATTCGACCAAGTAAATCATCATCTGCGGGAGAAGAAGACTCACGCCGAAAAACGATTAACGGCCCTAGGCTTGCATCCGCATCTGTTGAAATGACGGTGAGTGCCGCATCATTGCCAGTTACCTCACTAGTCAGACCATTCACATGCAGAGCAGTGAACGCATCGACCATTTTACCGCCAGACCCAGCGCCGTCAGAGTAGATAGCTTTTACGTCACCATTACGGATCGTGACTGTAGCGCCAGAACCTTGCTTGATGATGATGTCTTGCGAGCCGCTGGTTGCGTTCTCAATGAACCACAGCTTGCTGACCGTGTTCGGCCCTATAGTGATGGTGCAAGTGCTATCAAGAGTGCCAGTGTATTGGAGATATATTGACCTGCCGGGATCAGTAGCGCCATCGGCAATAGTAGTAGTATGCGTGTCAGCATTGGTCGTAATCGCCTCTGTTCCAAAAGAAAACGCTTCAGCAACTAACTCTAAATTTGTATTCGTACTGGTGCCCCAAGTGCCCGACTCATCGCCAGTGGCAATCTCTTTTAGGCGTAAATCATTAACGTAAGTTGCCATTTATCTTCTCCGACTTTTCGTCTTAGGCTTGGGTTTTTTCATCGAAGCAACGTGTTTTTTCAAAGTCTCTGCTTGCTTCTTGTGAGTCTTAGATGCTTTTTCTAACCCTTTAATAACCTTGTTTACTTTGCGAACCATTAGGCTACCTCATCCCAATCAGGAGTTTGAGTTGTAGTAACATCAGCCCAGCTTGGTGTTTGACTATCTGATATTTCTGACCAACTTGGTGTTTGAGTATCTGATACTTCTGACCAGCTTGGTGTTTGAGTTGTAGAAACATCTGAATAACTTGGCGTTTGACTTGAATCAACCAACCCCCAAACATTAACTTGTGTAACTTCTCCACTACCCGCAACGCCAATAGCTTCAACGATTGCAGTGCCTGTGACTGTAACACTGCCAACATCTGCTGTTGCTTCATTGCCAGTAACCGAGACATTTGCAGCAGCCTCGATTGTAACAGTGCCAACCGCTCCAGTAGCAACAATGCCGGTAACAGCAACATTCGCATCAGCGGTAATAGAAACTGTTCCAATAGATCCAGTTGCTGCCACGCCTGTAATAGATACATCAACACCCGTCCCTTGGACGATTGTGACTGACCCGATTGACCCTGTGCCAGAAACGCCTGTGACAGAGACATTTGCGTCTGCACTGACTGTTGTGGTTGTAACCGCACCAGTAGCAGTAACGCCCGTAACTGGTACTGGACTTGGCTCACCCCATGTGCCATCACCCCAAGCACCTCTGCCCCAGCCGGTAAGATTCGACATTTAAGCAATACGAATAATTGCATTGCTTGCATCAGCAGTAGGAAACTGAATGGTAAAATCACCTGATGTGCTTGTTTTATCCGCGCCAAAAGCTAACGAACAAACAGATGGATCACCTGACGCGCTTTCATTGAATATCAATGCACCATTAGCCGTAATGCTGCTAGAGCTAAATGTTAAATTTGCGAAATCTGTAAACCCCGTTGTGCCAGATGATGTTGGATCAACCCTAGTAAGTGCTGCTCCCTTCGCTGTATACCCTGTGCCAGATACCTCATTAGAGGTTGTATAAGCTGTTGTACTAGCGCCTAACGTCGCAGAACTTGTATACAAGGCAAGATTGAATGTACTGCCCCCAGAGTTTTTAAAGTTATGAACCGCCTCTAACAACTCTTTCTTAAATGACGTACACATTGCTGTTGATATAGCCACTACAGTCTCCTAATAATATCTGCCATGTCTTTTTGATTCTGGCTCTCTAGCTCTGCGATCAATGTTGTCCGATCACTTCTAATTGCTTCTTTCATATACAAACAAATTGTAGCATATACAGACTGTTTAAACGCCTCTGCTTGCTCTGCGATCAGTGGATGACAGTCTCCACCAACACTCACTATCCTATCTGTTGCTGTTTTTGCCCAAAACTCCGGGTCATGTCCTTTATTTTGTGTGGTTACAACGAAACATTCTCCAATAGCTGTGTCAATTACCTCACTCATCTATTTGTTTGCAACGCTGTTTGACCAGTTCTGTAAGCATCTGTCCTATTGTATCCATCACCTTCTAGCTTCAACTGCCCAAGCGCAGTTTCAAATTGAGATGTATATAGCTGTAAAATATCTGCATCGCCTTTCATAAATACATATGCTTGGACTAATGACCCAAACAACAAAGCATTGTCTGCATTCGTACCTAACCAGCTTGTCCCATCAGATGAAACCGTAATAGATTCTGGTTGATAAAAATAATGAAGCTCTGCGGTAAAGTTGGCGTTTGGTGTTGGGCCAACAATAAACGTGCCTTCATCAAAAATGCCATAATACTTTGGGATAGAGGTAGTTGAAGCTACTGGATAAGCCTCTCGGATAAAGTTTACATCTTTGAATATCAAAAATTCATATCCTGAATTATCAATAGCTAAAGAATATGGAAACAAAAAGTCTGTTGGCATAGATAGATATTTGTTCCCTGATGTCAGGGTGCCAGTAACATTCTTGCGAAAGTCTGGTAGCTGAATTGTTCGTAGTATTATTTGCTCTGCATTACGCACGAACAACCCAATGTTATTTACAAAGGTTGTTTCTGTATTCTCAGTGTAATCCTTTATTGCCTGAGTCAGTGTTGTATATGTCCATGCCATTAGGTTGTCACCACTGTTACTCGGCCTATTTCACCTGTTATATCTAATCCAACAGTTCGAGAACCAAGCTCTGTAATGCCGCCGCCAACAGGGTCAAATGACCCCAAAATACGACTTTGTTGTAATGATGTGTCTGGTCTAGGATTCCTTAACGCTTGTGGATCAGACATTTTCATTCTGCCCAACTCATATTGAGGATTGTCTTTATCTAGCACATCAAAGCCAACTCGAAACCCTGTATCTCGCCCATCTCTTATTAAAGGAACAAGGTCTCTTAGCGCATACCGAAACCCAGTTACATCACAAAACCCAAATGCATGCTTGCCTCTAGCATAAATACTCAATATCTATACCCTCCGGGCACGAAAAATAACGACTCTTTACCTCGATCTGCATCAACAGCTTGTTGCCATTGCTCTTCGTATAACTGCTTTAATAAAGGTATTCTGTCTTGTGAGTCTGGTTTTTTTAACGCAACATGATAGGCCAAGCCTGCGACTAAACATGGCAAAAACCTAGATGGTATTTCTGGATTATCCGATCCCGCAGTCCCAGCATCTGCAATTCTTTCAATATAATAATACTCAAACACATAAGGCTCTGTTGAGTCAGGGACGGGCCACAAGTTAATTGAAGAACCTGTATCTGACTTTTCTAACCAAAATTGCAATGGCTTAGATTGAGTCAGCTTATTTGTAAGATGAGAGTATTGCTTAACTGATATTCGGGTTAGATTTTGGTCTACTTGATTTGCAGTGCTGCCAGAGTTGGTTCGTATAAACGCCTCAACAATATCCAACACCTTTGCATCTAGTGCATAGCGGGAAGTCCCAGCCGTCAATGACTGAGACCCGCTTTTAATTGTCCACAAATTCAATCCACGATTTTGCCACTCAAGAAACATGAGGTTCATGCTTCTTCTGGCTGTGCGATAGTCATACCCGCTCTTTAGCTCTGAGCCTGCTTGCTCAAACGCTTCTTCTATCGCATCACCTAAATCAAGATCAAATGTGTAAGTAGACATCTAGGTTTTCTTCTTCACCATTTTACCGCGCTTCATAGGCATAGGCTGCTTCTTAGAGCCGCCGCGCATTCCGGGTGGTCGTTTTTTCATAACACCAGACTTCTTCATGGTGCCGCCCATTGCTTTTGTAGGTGCTTTTTTCTTTACACCTGCCTTCTTCATCGTTTTTTTACGCATTTTATCACTCTGCTAATTGATTATAGAATCGTTCCCTCAGTTGGAATACATGCGGCGGTTCTTCATCTCCAAAAACGAACGAGTAATAATCTGTGTTTTTTAATTTATGTACCGCGTTTTGCAAATCTTTGAGCCGCTGTATGTATAACATCGCATACGAAACATCGTTGAGTTCTTCAAATGTATCCGACTCAATAGCTTCATTTGCCTCATCATCAGGGTGAGACCCCATAATCCAAAGATCTCGATCCCCAAAAACCCCACTACTTATCGCGTAATTTAAAGCCTCTACACGATTATGAAATTGCACCCCATCCTCTTCATAGTCCAAGTCAATAACAATGTGGATGCGATAAGTATCATCGTAACTCTCTAGCGACTTAAAGACATCTACAAATGACGTAGTGCGTTTAAACGTCATAAGAACCTGATGCGCCTCCCATGTCTTTTTGGCATATGGACAAGCAGACATTCCGCCCAAATCATCGTTAGGTAATTCGAGCGTCTGCTTTGACCAATCCCTAACCTCTTGGCGAATGGACTCTTCTAAGTCAAATCTGCTATGGCTTTCTAGCTGCGCCATATCCTCGACGTTCCATTTTTCTAGTCTTGGCGTTGCTTTTTTCGCTTGCGATTTTAACCAACCCGCCTTCTCTTATTCCTCTTGGCCCTCGCACTCCTATGCCTTGCATGACTGCACGTTGGCTTGGTCGGAGTCCACCCCTTCGCGCACGATTACCACTAAACATGCCACCAAGCCTTCTATCACCAAACATTCCCGGCCCCGATCTTCGCTTCGACCTTCTCTGAGCAATATCCCGCCCTTGCCGCTCGAATTGGTCGCGCATCATGGAGCCGCCTTCTGCATCGCGCATCCCAATAGTCGGCAACCCGCGACCCATACCATCTCTACCATCCATCATTGCTATTGCATCTCCGGGAGAACGTCGTTGCCGCCGACTAGGGCGATTTAGACCAAACTGCTCTTGCCTTCTAACAAGTGATGAATGCATTCCACGATTAGATGGTTTACGATTTTTTCGACCCGTCTGGGCCAAGCCTGAATCCCTTGCGACTTGTTGAGCTTTAGCGTTTCGTTTCCGCATTTGTTTTAAATACTGCATATCCGGCATGCCCCCGCTTTGCATCTTCCCAACGCCATCTGCCGCATAAAAAGGAACTTTCTTTCCGCCTTTTTCAACCATCTTGAGTTTGTCTGTCATACGACTATCCTCATTTCTTTGTAAAGACCTTTAGCAATAGCCTTCAAAGCATCGGTAGGGGCGTTTAAAAACTGCTCTACGGACATTTCGTGGGCGAGAGGTATTCTGGATAGGGTCTGCAATACAACAGCATCTTCGGCTTTGTTGAGGCTTACAGTGACCCTAACCAAATCTAAAGGATCTGAAAAACTATGAAAGCAATCTATTATCTTGCTATCAAATTGTTGGCGAGTGATGCTATCCATAATGCTTAATAACACTCATGCAAATGTTATAGACATCACCATCTGAGTGAGCAACTGTGGTGAACATAATGTCACCTGTTACACCACTACCGGCATTATTAGGAATACCATTAAACTCACTAAAGTCTAGCTCGTCTGCATAATCAGCATTTAACTGCCATGCTAATAAATCGGTGCTTGCATCAAAAAATATCTTTACACCCATTCCAATAGTGGTATACCAGATTTTTTCTATGCTCACCTTAGAACAAGCAGCGCCAGATACTGGATCGGCTGTAAGAGCAGACACATCTATCTTCTTTACCGCTGCCTCTCCAGAACCATCGCTAACGTTAGTAAAACGGAATATCGCTTTTCTCGCGCCATCTTGGATAGTTTGTGTAGCTACTGCGTCAGCCATGACTGCCTCCTGTTATTGGTCAGCAAATGCAGGCGCAGTGGTACTCGTAACGTTTCCGAAGATTTGATAATTAGTTGTATCTAATCCTAGGATTGTTATATCAAAACCAGCAGGCACATTAAGCTGGATACTGCTATTAGAGTTGCCATCCGAAAACACGCTGCTTACTTCGTTGCCATCCGTGTCTAGGAAGGTAACGCCGCCAATATAAAAATTACTATTACCGGGGGTGATAATTAGCGCATCAGTCGCATCTGCTGCCCCACCCGCATAAACAAAGCGATAAAAAATACCGGCTGTTGGTGCTGGCAAAACATAAGTGCTGTCTTGGCTGTTGTTACCTACTAAATTGATGCGACCTGCGTTATCAGCAGCAGTAAGATTAGTAGAGGCTGCGTCTGCAAGTGAAACAGGAGCAATCTGCATTCCTGATCCATCAAGCGTAAAAGAGGTGGTGAATGCGCCTGTACTGCTGTTTTTAGAAACAACAGTAAAACCATTCTCTGAACGGACGGGGCCGTTGAAGGTAGTATTCGCCATGAGTATCTCCTGTCGTGGCTAGTGTCAGATTGTTCTACGTGGAACATTCTGTCAGGGATAAAAAAAAGGACTACCCAAGTATAACCTGAGTAGTCCTCAAAAGCTCTAACTAGAGCCGGGGGAACCGAAAATTCCCAATGGGTCTGAAACACCGAATGAGTATCGCTCACGCGCTTTATAGCGCACGTTACCCGTATCGAAGTCACCGTCCATAGAGTTTTCTAACGCCGTGCGCTCGAAGTGCTTCATGCCATTAGGCACATCAGTAATCAAGAACCACGCATTAGTATCCGTGAGATAGTGATTTACTGAATAACCCTCTGGAATGCTGCCATTCGTGTAGATTGCGTTAATGTCGTTGTCAGCCGTTCCAACACGACCTTCTGTTTGCAGCACTCGCGTTGCAACAAACATTAGGGCAGGAGGAACAATCAGCTTACGAGGACGAGCAGCAATCAGAAGTCCACGCTCATCTGTCCAGCCAGCAATCTGAATGATTGCAGCTTCTAATGAGGTTTCATTCAAATCCGCACCCGTTACAGGTCGGTTGCCGTTCTTTGTGCCACCAACGGTTGGGTGACCATCACCACCAGTAACGCCATCACCAGAAGCGGTAAATAGGTTTACACCATCACCACTCTGGAACGCATTAGAAAAACCATTGTTAAGCAAAGAGGCTGATTTAACCTGCTTTGTATAAGCCATAGCTCGCGCTAACGCCTTGGTATAGCGAGCAGAAAGAGAATCATAAAGATTATCTTCCATCGCTTCCTCGGTTATAGCAAAACCCATAGCCACGGTTTCATGGTTGAAGCGAGCAGTAAATGACTCTTGTGCAGAATCAAATATGATTGATTCACCCTCACCCTTTGTGGGAGCAGCACCAAAGCCACTTAGCTTTACTTCTTCTTCAAAAGAACGATCACTCGCTTCTGTTTCATAGATTTGAGTGTGTTCATCTTCGTACTTTCCATACTCCAAACCAAACAAGGCGTTAAGCCCCGGCAGGAGTTCTTTAAGCATTTGCGCTCTTGAAATTGCCATTGCCTAGTTACTCCTATACGCCGGTTGTGTTTCGGTACGCATGACCAACGTTAAAAATAAACAGCGCATCGGTGAATGCATCACCAATGGTACTGCTTGGGCCATCATAAAAATCGTAGATTCTTAATGGCAACGTGTTGGTTGTCGCAGTTGAATCAGCATCAACAGCATTTTTGCTGTTACCGATGCTTGTGGTTCCAGCAGTTTGGATCACATCAAAGTTTGATCCGAGTGCTGTTTGTGCAATAGCACCATCGGCCTGCATCAAAAAGACCACATCTGGGTCAGTCAATACATAAGCCTCAATATCATCAGCAGCCGTAGATGCTGGATAGTATTGATTGAACGTTAATTGCCCAGTAGTAGGATCGGTGTATTTAACACCCATGAAAATACCAATGGTGGTTAACGTTGCAGTTCCTTCGTCCTTTTCAATAACACCAGCCGCAGCCATCTTAACAAAATCACCATTGAAAATAGCAGTAGCATAACCGCTGGCAATTTTAAGATGCTGGACTTTACCATTGAAAGAACCACTAGCACTTGTAGTGCTTACGGGTCTTGCTCCAAATGGAGCGGCTGTAGTAGCCATGATAGTTTCCTTAACAAATCAAAAGTAAAAATTACCATCCACTTTTAGTTACGCGAGTCTTACGATCTGGCCGGAGCAAAGGCATCCGGGGATCATTTTCACGCATATATGAATGATCGACACTTTCCATTTGTTGCGCTGCCGTTCCTTCGTAATGACGCTGGCGAGCATCCGCAACTTCTTTTGGAGCTTTACACAAAAGCTGACCGCCTATTTCTACGCATCCGGGGAATTGACTATTATGATCTGGCATCACCTCTAGCTCTGGATGATCTTCTATTTTCACAGGCTCCCATCCTTCCCTAAAACGCATAGATACGTTTGTTGCATCTGACTGTCCCACCATTGAGGTTCTCACCCAACGAAACCTCCACCCATCTTGGGGTAAAGGATCTGGCAGAAGTGTCGGAGGCACCCACGCTTTTTCTCTAGCGGCTTCACTTCGTTCTTCAAGCTCTCTTGGTTCTCGGCTATTACTCATCGTCCCATCCTCATCTGTTGTGCGGCATACTGTTCGGGTGTAATACCCAGCTTCTTTACAAGTTCTAGCTGACTTCTATTCAGCTTAACCTGTCGCTTTCCTTTACTCCCACGTTGCGCTGGCGCAACTACAGTAGAGCCTCTATTTGACTGCGGTGTTTCCGCCTGTTGCGGCTCCACATTAAAAGCTCTTGGGAACGACTCTCTTAACGCTTGATCTACTGCTTGGAAGTATTCTGAAGTATTTCTCTGAACACCCCGCTTAATGAGCATCTCATCAAGTCCATAAGTAAAGCCAGTTAGCGCCTCATTTCCGGGCGCTCCAAACCAACTATTTCGAGCAAGCCAATCCTGTAATCTTGGATCAATTTGCTCTTGTTGCGGTGGCTGTTCCACCGGCGCATTACTTTCAGCCTGCTGCTGCGTAGTATTGCTTTGCATCTGGGTCTTATAATTATCTATATAAGCCCTGTCTGCTTGGATTCGCGCAAGCTGTTCCTGCGCTTCCACCATCTTTTGAGTATCGCCCTCTTCATGGGCTTTCGTATATTCTTGTCTTAAAGAAGCTAACTCTGCTTCAGTACGACTTTGTACACTTTGCAATAACGCTTGTTCGCTTTGTCCTACCAGCCCTTGAAGTCTAGATACTTCTCCTTGGCTATTTTGAGCAAACTGAACAGCCTCATCGCGTAATCTTTGTGCAGCCTCTTTTTCTCTACGTTGCTGATGATACTCGTATTTAAGCCTGTTTAAACGCTTTTTAACACGATCATCTGCAATGTCAATCTCTTCGTCGATGTTAAACGGTTCAACATCCTGTCGAACAGGCCGACGGTCTTCTTCTGGCGTATCATCAACTTCGATGATTTCTATTTCATCAGCATCAAATCCGCTATCAATGCTTTCATTTGGTTCTGGAAAGTTTGCTTCAGACACGACTTATCCCCCTTGGATCATCCACTACGGCTTCCACAGTATCGTCATTGATAATGCGAAACTCTTTGCCATGAATACTAATTCGCGTACCGCTATAGGCGCGCATGATTATGAAGTCTCCTTCACTGCACCAAGGCCCGTTAGGGAATCGTTTTTCGTCTTTGTAACAGTCCGGC